TATCTGATTTATCACAACATTTAGGGTTTACTGTTGGTAGTACTGCAGATTTAGAAAAGGCATTAACTCAATTAAATTCAGAAGGATTGTCAAATGCAGAAATGATGCAACTTGTAGATTTAAGGCAGGTAGCAGCTTTTCAGACTATGGTAAGTGGGGCTTTTGATGTTTTAGATTTAACAGACGCTTTAGAAGATGCTAATGGAGAAGCCCAGAAGATGGCTGATATTATGGCTGACACTTTGGAAGGTGATATTTTAAAAGCTAAATCTGCTTGGCAAGGATTTGAAATAGCTATATTCACGGGTAGCAATAATATAACTCGGGCTTTAAGAGGGTTGGTTTCAGGGTTTGCTGATTTAGTAAATTCGGTAGTTAGTGATTGGAGAACAACAGAGCAAATAGCAGATGATTTTGTTTCAAAGTCTTTGAAAAGTGTTACTGAAGTACAAAATCAAATAGCTGATTTGCAAAAAAGTGGTGCACCTGTTGAAACAAGAAAAAGAGTTGAATTGCTTGATGATGAAATAGAAAAACAGATAACTCTAAAAAATGCACAACAAGCAGCTTTAGAAAAGACTTTAGAACTAGGGAAGCAAAGTAATTTGGAAGGTCAAATAGCAAGAGAGTTATCCGAAAAACTTAAAAAAGAAATTGACGCAAGAGCAATAGCTATAGAAGAGTTAACGGATTTGAAAGAAAAAGAAGCAGAAGATACTATAAAAAGAGAAAAGAAAAGAAAATTAGATGAAGATATTGCAAAAGAACAAGCGAGAAGGGAAGCGTTAAGAAAATCAAAAGAAAAAGAAAAAGAAGACGAGAAATTAAGAAAAGAAAGATTAGCAGAATTAAAAGCTGAATTTAAGGCTTCACAAGCAGAATTAAAATCTGCACTTGAAGCGGAATTAAATGCAGATAAAGAAAATTTAATAAATGGAGTAATCACACAAGAAGAGTTTGACAGTAGAGCTTTTGATGCGGAACAAGCTCACCTTGATATGATGAGGGATTTGAATATAGCTTATGGTGAAGACATTAATAAAATTAATGGAGAGATATTAGATAATGAATTAGCTAATATAGCGAGGTTAGCAAAAGAAAAAGAGGAAAAAGATAAAGAAGATGAAAAGAAAAGGTTAGAACAAAGACAATTCGCACTTGATACCGCATCTGAATTAAACAACGCTTTATTTGAAATAGATAGTCAGAATAGAAAAAGACAACAAGACCAAGAATTAAAGATACTTGAAGAAAGGAAAGAAGCAGGTATTATTAGCCAAGAACAATACGAAAAGCAAGTAGATGCTATAAATAGAAACGCTTTTAATAGAGAGAAACAAGCTAATTTAGGAAAGGCTTTTATGGGTGTAGCTTTAGCAATAATAGAAAATTTAGGGAAGCCTTTAAAAATGGCATTAGCAGCAACTGCGGGTGCGGCACAAATAGGAGTAATAGCAAACCAAAAATATGCAACAGGTGGTATGGTATATGGTAACTCACACGCACAAGGTGGTGAAAAGTTTGCAGTTGGTGGAAGAGTAGTTGAGTTAGAAGGTGGTGAGGCAGTTATAAATAAAAGAAGCACAGCAATGTATAAACCTTTACTATCCTCAATTAATTCTATGGGTGGTGGTGTTAAGTTTGCAGATGGTGGGCTGCTTAATCAAACATCCTTTACGCAATCACAATTTAATGCTATTGGTCAAGCAAGTATGATGGGTGCAATTTCAGAAGGAAGTAAAGTTGTAGTAGTAGAGTCAGATATAACTAACTCACAAAATACAGTAAATGTTATACAATCACAAGCAGGATTTTAATGAAAGATAATACTAAAATATTTTTAATATACATTACACTACTGTTAGTAGTGTTATCTTGGGGGATATTAACAAATGTTCGTTGATAAAAAAACAAAAGAAGAAAGGTTAAGTATATGTAAAAATTGCGATTTTTACAGAAATTTTTTACTTTTGAAAAACCCTAAATGGACAAAAGGGGCGAGATGTGGTAAATGCAAGTGTTTTTTAGACGCTAAAACATCTTTAAGTAAAGAGTGGTTTGGTGAGTGCCCTATCAAAAAATGGTGAACATAAATCTTAAACATTATAAAATACCGACAAAACGACTATCTAATATAGTTGTTATATGGTGCTAAAAAATAAACTATGAATTTTTACGAAATATCAAAATCAATTAAAGGCAAGAGAAGGGAAATGATAAAATACAATATTATAACCCTTATGGATTACCAAAGAAACTTCTCAAAATATAAGCAAGAAGAGTTAAAATTATTATTTTCTGAATGGCACAAAGAATTTCCTCAACACGAACAAGATATAACTTGTTCGTCTTGTAGAAATGCGGTAGTAAAATTTTGGAAAGAGATTTATACTATTTGGATTAGTGAAAAAAAGAAAGTAAAAAAATCATCAACACGAACAGGGGCTATAGCAAAAGGTGTTGGTACAAGCAAATAATTATGGCAAATAAAAAGAACAAATTAGATGTAGTTTATGATTACATTGAATTATTGGGTGTAGAGATAAAAAATAGGTTTGGGGAAGATCCTACAACCAAAGATATTTTAAGACATTTAATTGAGAGGGGAATGGTGCATCCAAAAAGGTTAAGGAATTATATGATAATTGCAGATTTTGACGACAGGTTGGTGTTTAATAAAGGTAATAGAACGCATACATTTATGGACTTATCTATAAAATACCACATCAGCGAAAGTCAAGCCCAGAATGTTGTCTATAAAGAAAGAAAAAAGTCTGTTGCCGCAGAAAACATCTCTTATTAAAAGTTTTTTCCAAAAGTTAGGTAGGATTTTAAAAGATAATATATAATTTTGTAAATTATGAAAAATACTTGGTATAATATACAATCACAAGCATCTACTGATTTTGTAGATGTTTATTTATTTGACGAAATAGGACTTTATGGTGTAACTGCACAAGGTTTTATAAACAATATTAAGGACTATAAAAACCAACCTATTAATCTTCACATCAACTGTGTTGGTGGAGATGTATTTGAGGGTATGGCGATTTACAATGTTCTTAAAAAGAGAACTCAAAAGACAACAGTTTATATTGAAGGAATAGCAGCAAGTATGGGTAGCATTATCGCTTTAGCAGGTGATGAGGTTATTATGAGTGAAAATTCTCTCTATATGATACATAACGCTTGGGGCGGCACTATGGGTGAAGCTAATGAAATGCGTAGGTATGCTGACATATTAGAGAAATTAAGTAACGAATCTGCTGATATTTATGTTAAAAAAACAGGGTTATCTTTAGAGGAAGTGAAAGAAATGATGGATGAAGAAACTTGGCTTAATGCTGAAGAAGCGTTAGAGTTTGGGTTTATTGACACTATTTCTGACGCTGTGAAAGTTGCCGCTAAAATTGATGTTTCTAAATTTAAAAACATTACAAGCGACAAAGTAAAACAAACCTTAAATACTAATTTAAAAAAATCAAAAATGACAGAAGATTTGAAAAATTGGTTTAGTGGTAAGATAGAAGAAGTTATTGCAAAAGTAAAAGGTGATGACGAAACTGTTGAAACTGCTGAATCTACAGGTAATGTTGAGGTTGAGGTTAAAATCGCTGATAATGAAGAAGTTGCAGAAAGACTTTCTGAATTTGAAGCGAGTATAGAATCTCTTAACTCAACTATTACTTCTTTAGAAGAGGAAATTTCTTCTACTAAAGGAGAGAATGAAACTTTAAATACAGAAGTTTTAAATTTACAGGCTAAACTAAACAAGTCTGAAGCTGTTGGCACTAAAGTTGATACTGACGGAGAGCCATCTGTAGTAAAAGAAACAGTTATGGAAGATGCTAATGCAGGGTTTTACAATGCGATAGCAAGTGAAATTAGAAGAAAATTTAATAATTAAAAAAAATTGAAAAATGGCAAACGTAGCAAATAAAGGAACTTTCGCAGCTTACAATGGTGCGAGTTTAAATGAATTATTTTATGAGCCTGTATTTAGAAGTGATGATATTATGCGTAACTATCGTGTTATTCCTAATGTAAAACACAAAATGAATGTTTACACTTCAGCAGCTCTAACTAAAATTGTTGCACCATACACAGGATGTTCTTCATCAAGTGGTAGCACACAATTTGACATTGACAATAAAACAATTACTGCGGGTAGATGTAGAGTTGCTTTAGAGCAATGTACTGATGAGTTCTTTGGAACTTATATTGAGGAAATGTATAGAAACGGAGTAGATGTAATGAATTTAGAGGGTACTGAATTATCAGATGCGATTGTAAATCGTGCTGTAAAAGGTATCGGACAAGATGTTGTAAGATTATCTTGGGGTGGTGATTCTACTACTGCAAACTATACAGCTTTTGACGGATGGATGAAGATAATGGGGGCAGATGCAACTGTATTAGGTGCAAGAACTGAAGTGAGTGCAGTAGCACCTACAACACCAACAGCAGCAGAATCATTATCTTTAATTAGACAAATGTATGACAACGCACCAGCAGCTTTACAACAAGTTCCTGCGGCAGATAAGAAAATCTTTGTATCGCCAAAGACTTATAACGCTTACTTACAAAACCTGGAAGGTACTTCTGCTGATTTAGCGATCACTAACCAACAAGATGGAATGTTAGTTGTTAAGTTTAGAGGAGTTGAGTTAGTACCTATGTATGAGTGGGACACTATTTTAGCTGATACTGACCCTGCATTATTTTTAAGAGGCGGTGTTAACGGAACAGAAGGTGCTTGTTACTGTGCAGTTGATAATTTAATTATCGGCTCTGATGTAACTGACCCATCTGGCTCATTTAAAGTATTCTATGATGATTTAGAAGAAAAAATGTTCTTTAGAGGTTACTTCAAGTTAGGAGTACAGTTCTTGTACCCTTCACTTGTTCAATGGGGAATATTCTACTAGAATATAATGTAATGACAGAGAGAGTGTAAAAGCTCTCTCTTAATTACTTTTTTTAATAACAATTTAAAATAATAAAATTATGGCAATAGATGCAGGTTTAGGTATAGGTTGTACTGACTTACAAGCAACAGGTGGTATCTCCCAAATTTTAATTAGAGAATTTGCTACAGGTGATACTGCTACTTATGATAATGCAGCAGGTAAACACGGGATTTCTTCATTAAAAGACACCGGTGGCTCAACAGCTACTTGGATGGTATATGAGTTTAAGAACGAAACTCCATCATTATCAATAGCAGCAACTAAAGAAAACGGGTCAACTGCTTTTGAATGTACTTTATCTTTCAACTTACCAAAAACAGACGCTGGTAAATACCACGAATTACAAAACTTATTAAATGCTTGTATGATGGCGATTGCTGTTGATACAAATGGAAAGAATTGGGTGATTGGTGTAAGCGAAAAGTACGCTAACGAAGATGTTTTCACAAGAAATCAAACTTATGCAAATTTAAGTGGTATGGAAGGTGGAACAGGGGCAGCTTATTCTGATGAGAATGGTATCACTATTACTCTAATGGCAAGACAATTTGAACTTCCAAGAGAGTACACAGGTACTTTAACTGTTAATACTGCGGCATTAACAGCGACTACTGATTAATACTAATAGAATATGAGTAAGAGGTTTAAACGCCTCTTTCTCTAATTCTTTTTATGTGTAATTGTAATTCTCAAAATAATTTTGTAGATTTACCGCACTTAAAAATATATTTAATTATGGCAAAATATAAATCAAAATTAGAATCTGGCACAACTTACAAAAATGGTATTAAGATAAAATGGGCAACAGCTTCACAAGAAGAACTTGCTTATGCTTATGAAGAATTAGGCTTACACGATCTTGTAGAAAAAATATCAACAACAAAACCAAAAAATGAAAAAGCAAAAGTCAGTACAAAAAAGAAAGCTAACAACCCAAGCAAAAAGGCAGACACAGACAAAAATACAGACGAATAAGACAAAAAAAGATGTATTTGAGTTTGGTTTGTTTGAATTGGCTGTTCCTCAAAATATTGAAGAGCCTTTAGATTTATCCAAAATAAGGACAAAGTTTATTCCTTTTGGTCAAAATAACTTATTCCCACAATATTTAGCGGAATTAAAACGACAATCTTCTACACACAGAAGTGTTTTAGCACAAAAAACCATATTCACAAGTGGTGCTAAATTCGTAACAAACAATGAAAGTTTAAAAGAATATATTTCAGATATAAATGCTGATGGTGAAAATTTGCGTGATGTTTATAAAAAATTAGCAGATGATTATTTTACTTTTGGCAATGCGTATTTAGAAATTGTTTTATATGATGGTGGTGCAAATATGTATCATTTAGATTCTACAACAGTTAGAATGGCAAAAAACAAGAAAGAAGTATATATTCACCCAGATTGGGCTAAATACCAAACACAAAAAGATAAATTACAAGTTATTCCTCTTTACTCTTATCAAACAGATTTACCAATGATACAGAGCAATAGATTTGTAATACACTTTAAAGATTATGAGCCTATGTTTAATTTCTATGGCTTACCAGATTATGTAGCTGCTTTAGAGCATATAGCTGTAGATTATGAGATAGGTAAGTGGAATCATACAAAATTTAAAAATGGCTTTCAACCATCTGCTATTGTTGAGATTAGCGGAGATATGGGAGAAGAAGAAGCACAAGAAATGGTTAAGGAAGCACAAAAGAAATTTGTTGGTGATGGTAACAATGGTAAGATATTATTTATAGTAAAAAATGGCGACACATCACCTGCAAATGTTCAAATGATTAAAGACGACCAAGACGGAAGTTGGTTGGATTTACAAAAAATTACAGACCAAAACATTATTACAGCACACAGGTGGCAACCATCATTAAGTGGTATAGTAAGTAGTGGTAAAATGAACAATACAGGTAGTGAAATTAGAATTGCTTATGATTTAGCAATGACAACAGTAATAAGAGATACTTCAGAATTATTGTTAAACGGAATAAGAAAAGTATTGTTTAAAGAACTTGATTATAAACCAGAAGAGTTAATGATACATTACGAGCCGCCTATATCTTATGTTACAGATATTGATGTGAAGCAAGTATTAACTATTAATGAGCAGAGAAAATTATTAGATGAAGACTTTGAATTATTAGAAGATGGTGATATGTTTATAGCAGATAGAGAGATTATAGTAACTCAAAGAGATGATGATGGTGATGGGGAGATTGACGAAACTGAAGAGGTAACAGTAGAACAATAAAAATAAAATATAATGGCAAATGTAAGACAATATATCCCTTTAGCAACAGCAGAAGAAGTAATTAGCAATAGCTTTACAAATGCTAATACAGATACCGCTTTAATATCAAATAACACTATTGTTTTATCAGAATTAGCACACTTAAAATCTGTTATAGGTAAAGAGTTTTACGAAGAGTTAAAAACTCAACATAACAATGGTACTCTAACTGTTGCTAACCAAGCATTAATGGATGATTTTTTAGTACCTTGTTTGAGTTGGTTTGTTAGGTTTGAGGTAATTAACGAAATACAGTATAACTCAACAAGTGCAGGTGTTGTGACTAATATTGATGATTTTGCTGATGTTATTGACCCTAACCAATTAGATGATTATAAGCAAGATACTTACAGAAAAGCAGAGGTTTTTTTGCACGATATGATAAAGTTTTTGAATGAGGATGATCAAACAGGCAATTATCCTACATACGAAACCAACAGACCAAATGCTTCAATAGCATATAAAAATCACGGAATTATCTTTTATGATAGTATTTACTCAAACCAAACAACATACGATAGTTGGCGACATTTTTGTATGTGTGATGATTGTTAAAATTTAAAATAATATGGCTTCAAACGAACATAAAAATTTAAGTAACACAAATCTTCATAATCCAAAAGATTTTTCTATTGCTTCTAATGATACTTTGTTATCAAAAGATGATAGTGGTAATTTGTCTTGGGTAGCAAAAAGTGTTATTAAAACTAATGTATTTACTATGCAGGGATATACAACAGGTAATGGATCTACTTATGAATACAGGCAATTTCTAACAGATGGACAAGCCCCTTTTGAATTAAACACTGACTATGGAAACGCAACTGTTGGGAGTGCAACTTTTGATGTTAGCGATATATTTAGGACAGCAGGTTGGGTAGCCCCAGATGATTGCACAATATTAAAAATAAGAGGGTGGATTACTTGTAATTCTAATACAGCAACTTTAGCGGTATGTAGGATCACGCCTGTAGCAGATGATTCAGGGGCTTTAACCCCAACATTAATAGATGAAGTTACTATAACGGGTGCAGGAAACGATAATATGCTTGTCATTAACGAAACCACATTTAGTACGTCAAGTGTAAGTGCTTCTGATATTGTTTTCCCTATGATAAAAACAGGGGCAGTAAGCAAGATAGTGTATTTTAATGTAACAGTAGAAGTAGGATATACAAATTAAAAAAAATGAAAAACAATATGAAAGATACAACAGAAGTTATAATTGCAAATGGGGGAGTAATTGGCTTGAGTTTAAGTGAATGCAACGATATACTTCTTTTAATATCAACTTCATTAGCAATAATTTTCACAATTTACAAGTTTTTTAAATTAAAAAAGAAATAATAAAGATGGCAACAACAGTAACAGCAACAGATTTAACAGTAACTATTACAGAGAGCATAACGCTTAATGGTGTTCAGTATGGTAATTCTGTAAACAAAACATTTAGCTCTAAAGGAGTGGTTGACCAAAGAATTATGAGTATAGCTGCGGGTGGTGATTCATACACAGATATATTCAATTTTAGCACAGCAGATAGTGCGGGAACAGGTATAAAAAATGATTTTGCTTATTTTAGAATTACAAATTTAGATGATACTAATTTTGTTACTTTGCAGGTAACAGCAGGAGATACTTATTGGATTAAACTAAAAGCAGGAGAAAGTTTTATGTTAATGGACAATGAGATGGATGCTATTGCATCAAGCACATCATTTGGTGCATTTGCAGATATAACTAAAATATCTGGGAACGCAAATAGTGCAGCTTGTGATATAGAATATACTATAATAGCAGCATAATAATTTAGTATGGCAAGAGTAAAAGCGTTTGTTTATAGGGGTAATTCTCGTAAGAAAAGAAAGGGAGTACACTCTAAAAATGCTTCAAAAGGTCAGAATGGGTACAAGAAAAAATATAGAGGTCAGGGAAGATAAAAAATTAAGATATGCCTTGTTACGAATGTAAAAATGGATTATGGAAATTTGGAGAGAATGGTAAATGCCAATACTCTACAAAATCTCAATGTGAAGAATCTAATAAAGATTATTACGCAGAAGAAACTTATGATGATTACCCACAAGCAGCTTCAGATAATGCTGCAAGAGCATTAAAATGGTTAGATAAAAACGATAATCCAAATGATTGCCTAACTTCTGTAGGATTTGCCAGAGCCAACCAACTGAAGAACAGAGAAAAACTTTCAAGGAAAACTATAGCCCGTATGGCTTCATTCAAAAGACATCAGAAACACAAAGATGTTCCTTATGAAGAAGGTTGTGGGGGTATTGCTTGGGATTGTTGGGGTGGTGATGAAGGTATTAATTGGGCTATAAAAAAGTTAGAGCAGATAGATAAAGAAAAAGAAATTAAGAATGTGTTTGAAAGTTATTTTGATGAGGTTATTAAAAGCCTTGAAGATTCAAAATAAACAAACAATGAAAGCCAATATCTTAATAATTAGAGATGAATTTACTGAAAAATCTACTTTAGGTAAACTCTACCTAAACGGAGAGTTTTATGGACATACTTTAGAATTAGCTTGGAAAGATAACAAAAAAAATGTATCTTGCGTTCCTAAAGGAGTTTATAATGCAAGAAAAAGAAGTGGGGATGAAAGTGGTAAATACAAATATCAACACATAGAAATACTTGACGTACCTAACAGATCAAAAATCCTTATACATATCGGAAATTACCCAAAGTCAACACAAGGGTGTATCTTGTTAGGAAGCACAAGAGCATTAAATTTTGTAGGTAATAGCAGAAAGGCTTTTTACTCTTTTATGTATGACTTGCAAGAGTTTGATGATTTAGAAGTTGTAATTAAAAATAGATAATAACCAAAAATAAATAATAAATTATGGAAATGTTAAAAAAGATGTTTAATTCAAAAAAATTCTGGTACACTATAGGTGCTATTTTTGTGCCTTTCGCAGCAGTAAAGTTAGGACTTTCTGAAGGCGAAGTAGAAAAAGTTTATCACGCTATACTTGTTCTTATATTGGGGCAGGGAATCGCTGACATAAAAAAATAATTATGTTGAAGAAATGGTTAGGAAAAGCAATAGTTTCTGGGGGTATTAAACCTGTAACAGAACTATTAAAAGCTGTTAAAGAGCTCTTTACCGATAGTAAGGGTAAGTGGAGTTCTAAAAGAACTATTAGCGGGGTAATTGTTGTTACTGCAAGTATGTATATTGAGAAAAATGGTATTGATACTAATTCTCTTATATTGGTCGGTTTGGCTGTTTTACCCTTATGTTTTAGTGCATTTGAGAAACCTGCTAAATAATTTGTTTAACTTAAATAAATTATTATATTTGCAGTTCTTTCGGTCAATTCTGGCTGATTGTTTCATTGTTTAGTTTTTAAGAGGGGTCGGTTTATAACTGCCCCTCTTTTTATAAAAACCCCTATCATTTTTTTATATTTTTGTCAAAAAAATAACAAATGAGAAATAAAGAATATGGTAAAAGAATTAGGTTATCACCAGATGAGGTTGAGTTAATTTATAAACACAGAGCTTCAGTAGTAGATAACATAAATGATAATACTGCACTTAACTTACACTTAAAAGAAAGGGGTATTAAAAAGAAAGATGTTGTATCTGTAAAACATTGGCAATCAGCTAATGGTGAATACAGATTTAGCGTGGTAACTAAAGAAGATTGTGGTTTAGATGAGGGTAAAGTGTTTAAGAAGATAGGTGAATTTATAGAAACATACTCACCAGAATACAAAAAAATAGAATACAAAAAGAAAAAAGATCCACACTTGTTTATTTTTAATCCCGCAGATATTCATATAGGTAAGTATGCAAATGAATTAGAAACAGGAGATAGATATGATTGTGAAACTGCTGTAAATCGTGTATTAGAGGGGTTAGAGGGATTAATTGATAAAGCAAGTGGTTTTGAGATAAATCGTGTTAAATTTGACATTGGGAATGATGTGCTGCACATAGATAATGTATATTCAACTACCACGAAAGGCACTTATGTAGAATCAGATGGTAAGTGGTGGGAACATTTTGAGATTGCT